CTCTCAATAGGTTTAATAAGTGTGTTAACATAATACGATTATATTCAATACTATTATTTATAATATTTATAATCCTAGTATTGACCGTTAGATCCGACTGTCCTCCACACTAAACCATCTCCGCCTCTTTGGATAGTCTCATCTTCGCCATATGCGTCTGATGATATAAGGCCAAATGGTAACATGTCATCTTGTATTGCTTGTAACTGCTCACGATATAATAAATTTTTCATATTAATATCAGTAATACCATTAAATATATCTGTGCTTACGAACCAACCAAACATAACTAGGTTCATCATCAGGTCATCATGGTTGTTGCCAGACGCGGCATACGAGCTACCATGAGCGACGAATGTACCCATCTCTATAAGTGTATTTGCATCAACGATTTCTAATTTACTCTGTTCAATAAGATCTTTGATGTTAGAACAACCAATACGCTTTACTCTACGTGTCATTGTGGCACCAATAGAGTTAGCTTTGACCTGAGATTCTACGTAAAGGTTTTCGTATTCTAGGTCATAATATAGACCATTACAAACAATAGCACCTTGATCATTTGATTCTACTATTATATATGCCTCGTTATAAGCGGTGGCATATTTGTAACAAATGTCTGGAAGCAGTAGCGGTGAGATATTATTATCCCGGAATACCGCAGCTTGTTTAAACGGTTGTGTTGATACATCAATTATAGTGAATGTACTATAGTCTTGTCCACGACCTTTTGCAACATCAACCATCATTAAGTATGTGTGATCTTCTATAGGCTTCTCGTATACATATACGTTTTCTTGCGTATAGACCGGATCTTTTGCTTGTTGTTTGAGCAAGCACTCAGAGCTAATAAGTGTATTACCACGACCATTAAATGTATTACCGAATTCTTGGTCGAACTGAATCTGCGAAGTATTCGAAATTGTCTGACGCTTCCATTCTTCATCTCGACCTGGTACATCCCACCAGTCTACACGGAATGATTTAAACTCATTGGTACCTTGTACAGCACCTTCCCATAGTTTATGGAATACATTACCAATACCATTTGCTGTAGAGGTAATAATAATTTTTGTATCTTTACCAGACGATACAACCGGATATGTAGAAGTATAGAATGTAGCATCATTTTCGACAAATGCAAATTCGTCAAGGAACAGTAAGTTAATAGACAAACCACGAATAGATGAACCAGATGTTGCAGCCGCGATTATCTTAGAGTTATTAGAGAACTCAATAGAACCTTTGTTTACTGCTTTACATCCTGGTTGCAAAAAGAATGGTAAGTTTTCTAAGGCCAACGTAATACGAGCCAACATCTCTCGTGCAGTAGCACCTTTGTTAGCTAGGATTGCAATGTTCTTTTCTGGATGAAATACTGCATACCATAGTAAGTATACTACCGATGAGATAGATTTACCAGACTGTCGACAAGCTAATACGATAGAGAAGCGGCTTTTTGTAAAATGGTTAAACATTCTCTCTTGATAATCATAGAGATTAAATGGAACCAAGCCTTCATCGAGTGAAATAATCTTACAGTACGTAATAGCAAAGTACGCAGGATCATTCATACATTTAATGTATTCTTCGACTTCCTTTTTGGTAAATTCTGTCTGGACACCATCACGCTTAATATTCGGATTACCCAAATATCCAAACTGATTATTCTTAATCGTCTGCATCAATAATCTTCTTTTGGTTATCCAATAGCATTCGCTGTAGATCAGTAGTACTACCTACGAAAAGATTATTATTTGTGATATTTTTAGCTTCTACAGCATCTTTTTCAGTGGTCAATTCTTTAGTTGATTTCTGTAAGTTCATAAGCTTATCTGTAACATCGCCAATATCTTTAATAGATCTTGACAATACCTCGAACGCACGTGGATGCTCTGTTTCCCTAGCAAGTTCGGATAATGCATCGAGTGAACTCATTCCGGTACTGATTAGATCTTTAAGCGTATTACGAGAGAACTCATAGTCATCTTGTAAATCGTTAGGTTTAATCACCGGAGCAGGTGGGGTTTTATGCTCAGCTGGCAAATATTTATTTAATTTGTCTGATATATCATCCTTTTTATTAAGCATCGAATCTACCACTTATAATAGTAATAGTTTCAGCTTCATCATTAGGATCAACTTGAACATCCACGTTCTCTAAAAATCCGGAATCATCAAGATTAAGAATATCAACATCTACTTCTCGTATAACTTTCTGATCACCAGTAGGTCCATAAAACTTCATCTTCATTGTAAACTCTAGAGTATACACTAACACTCTGCGTGTTGCATAATCGCCATCATAGTCATCAGTAATAGATGCACTATTCAATATAATAGGTACATCCTGCTTAAAGTCAAATCCATCAACTGGTTTAATTGTTAGATTATATTCAGGCTGAAAATATGGTAGGATTTGTTCTAATATTTGTAGGCCATCATCTTGGTTTTTAGCCATGATATTAAGTTGCATACCAATATCATATGATACCATATTTTTGATTACATTCTTACGATTAGCATCTGTACCGCTTTCTACAATAGCACTTCTCTTTGGTAATTTTGATGCAGCATCAATAGAAATTCCAGTAATCTCAAAAGACATGCGTGGTAATTTAATAGCCATCGACGCATCTCGGTTAGTCTCAGAATCAATACGTGATAGAAACTTTTGCTTAGGACCATAAGCTAGCGGAACTTTGATTTGGTTTAATATATTGCCATTACCGTCTTTACGGATAACCGAAATGTTATTAAACAAGGTACCAAATACGGCAACTGATTTTCTAGTCGTTGCATGGTAAAAGTGTGTTCCAAACATTTAAAAATTCTCCGATGGATCGCCGAATGGATTGGTTTCGCTAAAGTCTAATATTCCATCAGCTTCATGTTCAAATGCAACATTCTGTGATGCAGAATCACTAGGGAATACGTTATTAGTATCGTTATCACCAATATCATAGATTTTAGTAATTGTTGCGCTATAATTATTTTCAGATCCAGTAATAGCAACTGGTGACACTAAAAAGCTTCTAGCAACATCTGAATTTAATACACCGATATTAGATAGCGATATTGTAGCAAGTACATCAGATATTTTAGTAACAGTTTGTACTTCGCCATATACAGTAACTGCCGGAGTATCAATGGTTTCTTCAACAACTATTTGTGATACGGTTTCGCCAATCACAAAATGATTACCGTCCGTAACAGTAATATCTATACCAACCTGGTAAGATACCAAAGTTTGCAATTGATCAATAACATCAACACCGGTATTAAAGTTTTCTTCATTGTATTCAAACAATGAGCATTGAAGCTTCCATACAGGAAGTTGTGACAATTGATAAAATGGTTGTTCATCTTCAACCATCATAATTTCAAACACTGAATTAGAAAGTGGTAGATATATGAGATCACCTTCTTGAGGCTTATTGACATCTATACTATTATTCCATAGACCTACTAGTCTATCCCAGGTTCTACGTGAAATAATAAAGTTTGCATCATCCCTAATTTCTAGGCCAAATTTACTATACAGATCTCCTGCCCCGTCGAATCCTTCAGGGTTTTCAATATAGGCTTCAATCATATATGCATCATCAAATTGCGATGCAATATCTTCGTTAAGAATATTATCACGGTTGACAATATTACGAGGGATATAATAGACGTCTTGCCCATATATTTTAAGGCTCTCAATAACGAGATCTTCGTAAAGATGCTGTTCTGATCTTACTGCCTGCGAAAAGTAAACATTTCTGGCCATGTGTTATCCCGTATAGAAGTCAACTGGCATTTCCCAGTTTAATCTGACTTCTTCTTCTAATTTTTGAATTTCTTCATTTGCATCATCAAACAATTGTCGGCCGTTAAACGTAACACCGCCTGGCATTACCATACCTTCGAATTTCGAAAGGTTAGCTCCCCATTGACGCTTAATAAGTGCTGTAGCATATTTCTTAAGATAGTAGTCATTCCATACATCAGTATAAGTTTCTTCATCAACAACTCTATAGCATTCGACTATAATATAATCACCTACCGCGACACTATTGTTCCAATCCATATCAATGCGAAGCTGATTCTTATGTCTATTGAATTCAATATGCTTAGAACCATTATCAAGCATAAGATCCATTAGAGATAGATGCTGTCTACTCATTACGTATTCAGCAATAGAACCTGTTTGGTTTAACGCAAATACGTCATTAAAGCGCAATTGATACTCAGCATCAAACATGCCACCACTAATTGAATCATTAAGCGGGAACACTCTAATTACATTTGAAATAAGTTCAGTAATAGGAATATAACCATTTGTAATATCGTCAGCAATTACCTCGTGCTTAAGGAATACTTTTTCTAAAGCATCTGAATGGTACTCTTGATAGAATTGAAGGGCTTCCTCAACTCGATCGTCAAGTTGATCTTCATCTACATTAATTTCAATTACTGGAGCGCCTAATGCTCTGAGACAGTAATCAATAAATGTGCTTCGTGAACTTGGCTTTGCCATCTTTCATTCCTCGTTGTTGCTCTTCGGTATTCCGTTGCTGAGCAATCATTTTTTCTTCGTTAATTTTTTTCCAAAACTCTTTATTAATTTGAGCTATGTCTAATATAGGATTTGACATGAGTTACCTCTAATGTTTCAATATTATAGACTATTCCCCATATCCAACAGTTAGAAGGTTCATCATCGTCAGGTAGAGGGTATGTAATTCCAACCTGCTCACAATAAGCCTTTATAGTATAAGGACTTGCATATATGTAGCAGTCTACCATTGGATCTACTGATCCGTCTTGGTTATAGATTCTAGCAAAAAACTTATCATTGTCAGGCAAAACCGGACGTTGTTCTACAGGTATTGAATCTTCTTCGACAACCACTTTTAATAATATGTCATTAGTAGTTAAATCAAATTTTAATCCATACCAAGTTTTGTAGTTGTAGCTTTCCGGAGTTAGACCGTAGTTAGCTAGTACCTCAGCGCTGGGTTCTTCAAAATTATACCAGCTAATACTAGTATTTTGATACGGAGGTCTGTGCGCATCGTACTTTCCAACCATATTGATCGGGTGTGCATCAAATTCATAATCTGGCCATGTTTGCTGCAGCTCAGTGACCAAAGCAGCACCCTCTGGTGTGCCAATAGCAAAGTCCTGACGTTTCATTGTGCCGTTCATATACACGTCATCAATAGTAGTACTGCCTAATTGTGCGGAAGCCATCATTTGATTCATTACCCAATGTGATTCAATTACTTCTTCTGGGGTACGATCAAAAGGCATTTCAAAAAGGATACCGTCATACATAAATGTTTTGTACGGATCTCCATATCGCTCTGCTATGTTTACTAATATATCCATGTTTATACCTTAATTTAAATTAAATGCAGCTATTACTCAAAGACAACATCTACATCTACTCCAAGGGTTGTCCCAAAGTAGTTTTGATGTGTGCCGGTACCGCTCGCCCAAGTCCAAGATGTGTAGTTGGTATTAGAATTGTAATTATACTGCGCAGCCGAGCGGTACATTAGTGGGCCATTTCCGATCTTCATAGTTGTCCAGCCAGAGTTAGGATTATTGCCGGCAATATATAAAAAGTTCGTATAGGTGTTAAGATTCGCAATACCTAGTACTGCTGCACCGTTATAAAGACCGGAGGTCCCATCGCTGATAGATCCTACTACTGGATTGTTAAGTGAATTATACCCGATCCAGTTAACATACTGCGCAGAATATTGACCAACTGTAACAGTCTGAATCTCAGTGGCCGATGCTCCATACCACTCGCTGAGTGACATTGTTGTGCCGGCTATTTTACCAATCAAATCCCGGACATAGTTATCGTTCATCGATATAAAATCCCCTGAATTCTTCTGGGGAAGCTCTATATTAATATCGTTAAGCGATATCGGCCCGCTTGTTTGTAATGCCATTTTATACTTTCCTCAACTCTTTAGTATATTTATAACTATTATTTATCTGATGTTATAGCTTTTAATTCTTCTATTTGCAATTGTTGTTCTTTAATTGCTTCAATTAAAAGCGCAACCATGTTTCCGTAAGCGACCGCTTTGTTTCCATCTTTGCCACTGACTACTTCTGGTAAAACCTTTTCAACTTCCTGAGCAACCACACCAGCTTGTCTAACATCTGGCATGATGCCAGTCACAGGGTCAACTTCATAATCCGTTCTGTCATAGGTGTAACCATTAATCGAACAAACCTTTTCAAGAGCATTTGGTATTCTTACTAAGTTAGTTTTAACCGATATATCAGAATATGCAGTAATGTTACCTGAAGTCCATATACCACTACCAAATGCACATTTTAAATATCCATTTTCTCTAAGCTGCAACTGATGAGATAAACCAGAAATCGCCTGATTGGCACCCGTGCCTACGTTAGTGTGAGTCCAAGTAAGTCCATACATATTGCCGGCGCTGGTTCCAGCGTCGTTTGTCTTCCAGGATGTTCCCATAGACCAAACGTGTTGATAACGGCTAGCCGAATAAAGACCAAAGACACCCCTGCCGTAATTGTTAGCGACTAAGGCTAGCTGAGTCCCCATTGTAATAGTGCCAGTGAACGTATCAGCGGCATCAGACCTTAAGAACTGTGAAGAGTCCACACCATCAAGTAAACCTGCATTGTAGGAAGTAGAACCAGCTGGGCCAGTAGGACCCGTAGGACCTGTAGGACCCGTAGGACCTGTTGCTCCATTAGCACCCTTAGCACCAGCTGGACCTGTTGCTCCATTAGCACCCTTAGCACCAGTAGGACCTGTTGGTCCGGTTGGACCTGTTGGACCTGTTGCTCCGGTAGCACCTTTCTGACCTTTTGCGCCTGCTGGACCTGTTGCTCCGGTTGCACCAGGTGCACCTTTCTGACCTTTTGCACCAGGTGCACCTTTGGCACCAGTAGGACCTGTTGGTCCGGTTGCACCAGGTGCACCTTTCTGACCTTTTGCGCCTGCTGGACCTGTTGCTCC